TCTATTGCTACTAAATCTGCTTTAGGATCTTCTAACATTGTTCTTAATTCTGCTTTTCTTGATGCTATTTCTTTTAATGTTTTCATTTATAAACACTTCCTTCTTTTATAATAAAGTTTCAATAACTAACTTTTTTCTTAGATTTTCTTTTTGGTTTAAGCTTTCCTTAAATGTTTCTAAGCTCCTACAACACATATCACTGCTGTCATATGCAGGAAATGTACATGGACTTACTTCAAATAAATCTGCTTCCACAATACTTCTCTTATATATTTCTTTGCCTTCATATTGAACCTTTGACCATACATCATCATTACATCTAAATCCAAAAGATGAACCATCAACATCTCCACGCTGTACACTTTCATATGCATCATTTCCATAAGTATTATTAGGCAAATCAATATCATAATTTAATCCACTCATATCTGAATTAAACCTTAGTGTCCCTGCTGAAACACTTCCGAGTGGCTTTGAAGTATCATGATTCCATAATGCTTTTTGATTTCTATTTTGAAGTGATTTATCAAAAGCTCCTGAAGCTATTTCTTCAAGAAATTCATCTCCCCATCTATCTCTCATTAATGTTGGTGAATTATACTTTACTGCATAACCTCCAATAGTCTTTTTTTGCCCTTCTGAAACTGATCTAATTTCTATCTTTTCCGTCGTCAGTTGCCTTACTTCCTTCTCCTTCATCTATATCTTCACCTCCTCCCAAGTCATCACCAACTGTTGTTGTATCTAACCTTCTTAAAGGTTTATCTCCGCCTTCAATTGGTCCAAGATTCATAACATCTCTCCATTCATTAGGAGTCATTGCACTTCTGTCCACCATTTGTACTAAATTAAGCTTCGTTGCCATAGATGCATATTGGAGACTATTAGCTTCAAAGATTATATAATTGCCAAATCCTCTTTCTTTTTTACTAAATATACGCCTTGTAAATTCTCCACTTAGCTGCTTTGATAAAGGTTCTATTTCAGCTTCATAATAAGCATTCCATTCATCTTCTGTATATTTGCTTTGAATTATCTTTTCATTGGTATTAAAAAAGCTATATATCCTCAATACTGCTCTATCCATTTGAGCTGCATTAGGTACATAGCTTTCATTCTTTATTTGCTCTAAATCATATCTTGGATCTGTTGCTGCTACACCTTTTCCTTTATTAATACTTAAGAATGTATCAACAAATTTACTTACTTCTATATCTCTATCTTCTGGCCTTAAGGTAGATTTAAATTTCATAATCCACTTAATAACCATAGAATTTTTTATAGCTTTTACCATTCCTTGATCCGTTGTGTTTACTACTTCCATAAGATTTTTTAATGTCTCTTGTGGTGTATCACCGAAAAAGTCACTTTCATTAAAATCTCTTCTTAAATGAATTATATCTGAATAAGGTACTGTCATTCTCTTACCTGTCATAAATGTATATCTTAAGAACAGATCTCCTTCTTTCCCTTCTATTAATTCCACAGACGTTGCTGGAATTGGATACAATTCAGTTGCATATCCAAGTTCATCACGCTTAATATAAATAAAAGCATTGTGATTAAGCATCAACTGAGTTGTTACCTTTTCTAACATCATTTGCATGGTCATATATGGATTAGGTTCTTCAAGAATAAATCTAATATATGGCTGCGGATTAATTTTAAAGTTACCATTAAAATCTAGTATATGCTTAGGATTAAGTTTTCCTATAGCCTGTGCCTTTGGCCTTATTGCTGCTCTAACCAAATCGCTTTTATATAAATTTCCATCCCAGGCATAAAACCCATTTCCTGAATCAGTAATCATTTCAAATCTAGTAGTAGGCTGTGGAGAGCTTTTATTTCCAAAGATATTTTGAAATAGGCCCAAATATTTTCACCTCTCTTTTAAACCATATTTTCATATTCACTCATTTTATCCAAAAGTACTACATATCCAATGATAAGAGAAACACCTCCATCAATACGCTTTCTATTATCAGTACCTTTTATTGGCTGAATATTGTTATTTATATCAGTTTTAATTTCCATATTAGATAAACACCATTTATCTATTGGATTATTATTATAAATAATTCTATCTGCAATTAAATCTGCTTTTAATTCCTTCATTGGAAAGCTTAGTGTGTAAGCTCCCTGTCTAACTGGAATCATTGCATCTTTTCCAAATTCATCTTCATATGCTTGAAGCAAACTATCATCCACATGCCAAGGATCATAACCAATCCAAGGTATATAAATATCATAAAGGTCTCTTAATTCCTTAAACCATTCAAACATGTCATATTTATTTACTTTATTACCTGGACAAACTCTTATTAACCCTTGCTGCTCCCATAGCTTATATGGAACATTATCATCCTCTTTATTAGTTTCTTCTTGATTTAATTTTTCTTCTGGTACAAAGTACATTTGAATGACATAAATCTTAGGATCATCGCGTCTCATACATAAAACTTTAGCTGATGCTAAATCTGTTGTTTCTGCTAAGTCAAAGCATCCAATTCCATATTTGAATCCCATTTCCTTAAGACTAAAAATAGCTTCATTGTTAAGCTCATCCCAACGTAACCATGCTGATGCTGAGTTTTCCTTCATGTTAAAATCTTTAACCATTACAGTAGCTTTAAAGGCTGGATCTGATTTAGCTTTATTTACACAATCCCTTAAAAATTCAACCTTTTTAATTGGACCTAATCCTGGATTAGCTTTAATCCACATTTCTTCTTTGTCCCATTCTTCCTTATCATCAAGCTCATAAATAAATGCTATAAATCTATCATCCTTTATCTTTCCATCAAGCACACCACATGCATAATCATATTGTGAATCAAATATTGAACCTCTAATAAAACCATTAGTAGTTATACAATCTAAAAGCGGCTGCCTTCTACTACTCATTGATTGCTTCATTAAATCATATATGTCTCTGTTCTTTATGGCTGCTAATTCATCAATAGTAACCATATGCGCATTTAAGCCATCAAGACCATTAGAATTACTTGCTAAGGCTTGAAGGCTTCCATAATTAAAAGGACAATATATATCTGATTTTCTTTTCTTAAGATGTTTATTTAAATCTGGTGACTGCTGAATCATTTTATAGCATTCATTAAATCCCTTTTTTGATTGATCCAATTTAGTGGCTATAATATAGCATTCCGGAGATCCTTCTCCATCACCAACCAGCATATAAGTTTCATCCGCTGCAAGCTCTGTAGTTTTTCCGTTCTTCCGACCTCTAATATCAAGTACCTCTTGATATTGTCTAAATCTAGTATCTTTATGAACAAATCCAAAAACTGCTTGATGTTTTGCTTTCTGAAATAATTCTAACTTCAAAGCTCCACCAAGTTCTCCTTGAGCTTGCTTACAAAAAGTTTCTATAAACTCAATAGGTCTATTTCCTAATTCTTCATCAAATACCCAAGGATAATATTTTTCTGGATTATGTAATTTATCAACCAGCATTTCATACACTTGCTTAATTCTTTTACATGCAACAATTTCACCTGATGCAATTTTGTTATAGTATTCTTCTATGTAATTCATTATTTTAATTTGCCTTTTTTAATAAATTCCATAAGTGCATCTGCTTCTTGTTTTTTTACTTCAATTGGTAGCAAGTCAATTAATTGTTTCATTACTCCTGAATATCGTTGCATGAAAGTCGTATAAATTTTAACTTCTGGTCTTTCCCTGTTAAAAGATTGTTCTCCCTGTTCAAATAATTCAGTCAGTCCTTTTTTAATAAGATCTGCTCTAGTATCTTCAAGTGATACTTTCATAAATGCAGCTTCATTAATTAACCCTTCAAGAACTTTAGTTTTATCTTTTGGGAAATCCTTAAATATCTTTTTAATTTTATTTATCTCCTGCTTTATCTTTTTATCTCTTTCTAATTGTTCGGAAATGCTCAAAAATATACCCCCTCCTATTTTCAAAATTTCGTTCGGAGGAAAATTGTTGTCCCCTATACGGTCTCCCAAAGCCACTCCCTGCAAGTTTTCATGGGGGGGCTATAGATCAGTCTTCATATTCTCTAACTTAACCATTTGAAACATCAACTTTCCTAAAAGACTTTCTTGTTTTTCTTTATCAACAGTTTCTCCTTTGTTCTCTTTCTCTCCTAGCTCTATCATTTGATCTAATGTAGTCACTATAGATTTAAATGTATCTCTTAATTGAATTAGTTCATCCATTATAAATCAGTTCTCCTTTCTCATTGAACTTGTAACCTTTCTTAGTAACACTTTTCTTTTCTCTATTGAAGTCATGCTCTGCATTATGACAATCCAAACATAGATACTCTAAGTTATCATGATTAAGTGTTATGTTAGGATCATTAATATTATTAGGTGTTAAGCCTTTCTTATGATGCACAATGTATCCTGAGCTTTCACACCTCTCACATAATCCATTTACTGATTTTATATATGATGCTTTGCATTTCTTCCACGCTACACTGTTATAAAAAGCTCTAGCGAACTCTCTAGCCATTTCACTCCTCCAAATCTAATAAAAAAGATTGTTAAAAACATGAACAAGTCGCCCTCGAATGTTCGTGTTTTTCGATTTGAATGTTTAATTATATAGGAGAATCACACATTCATTTTAAAATTTCTCTTCTTCTATATGTCTTTATTTTTCGACCTCGAATGTTAATACCTTCGAAAATTAAACATTCATATGCAAAAATAAAAAATATCACCTCACAAAATCACTTAATGACTTTGAATATTGATGATATTTTTCTTTATCTAATCCTATATATAATTCTGTTTCCTGAGTAGTTCTATGTCCTAATAACTTTTGCACTGCTACAATATCCTTACCACTTTCAACATAGATCTTATAGGCATAAGTTTTTCTCATGCTATGAGCTGAAATATCGTATAAGCCAAAATACTCTCCTGCTTCTTTTAATATATTACTAACAGCTTGAACTCCAATAGGTTTATTAATTCCTTTTCTAGATTGAAATATATACTCATAATCCTTTTTATCTCTAATATATTCTTTAAGGAGCTTTGTGACTTTAGGTATTACTTCAACTGTTCTAGGCTTTCTGTTTTTTTCTCTAATATTTTTTGAATTCTTTTTCTTACCTTCAAAAATAGTAAATTCACTTCTCCTAAGAGCTTCCCTTATGTCTCTGGCTTTTAATTTGACTAAATCACCTGCTCTATATCCAGTAGTTATACCAACTACGAATAAAACATAATCACGTTCATTTTTATACTTTAAATAATCCTGAATATCAAGAACCCTTTCTGTATTTATAATTGGCTTAGCAGGCCTTTTCCTCCCCATATTATTTCACCCACCTCACCTGATCCTTTCATCATTTTTAAAACATTCTTCTATTTCTTTTTTAGTATATGGATAATAAAATAATTCTAATTCTTCACAATTACTTTTATGAATACAGCCTTTGCAATTTATAGGTGATTTAGCACATAAAACTTTATTCCCTATAAATCTAATATTTAACTCAACCTTCTTTCTCATGATTCAGCCTCCTTACCTATGAAAAATTGCATAATAAAAAAGCACCTAAAAATAAGTGCTTTAACAATCTAAAATGTCATCTAAAAATTATAAGAGGTTATTCCTTTAACCACATACAGTATATAATATTTTTTGAGTACTGCATAGGTACTTTTCCTGCTACCTTTGTGATACCTTTCTTGCTACCCTAACTGCTACCTTTATGATACCTTTTCTGCTACCCCTACTGATACCCTCTTAAGCTAATTTCAACTTCTGAAACGCCCTATCTATGGAGTTTTTAATACTTTTTCTTGATTTAAATAACTCTTGTGATGCTCGTGTTATACTTTTCTTTTCTATAAATACTTTTTGTATAACTTCTGTTTCATCTATATCTAATCTTTTTAATGCATTATCAATTCTCTTATTTGCAATTTCATTAAACCTTATTTTCTTTTCCAAAGTTTCTATTTCATTCATAACATAATCATTATTTTTGCATTTCATTGAGCTTTGAACTTTTTCCTCATAATTCATTGTTCCAAGTTGCTCCCCAATTTTTAATTCTTCAACTTTCAGCTTCATATCATCAATTTCAATTTCTCTTAGTCTATATAATGCTAATTCCTTTTTTACTCTCTCGCTCATATTTTTCCACCTATCCTTTATAATACTTTTATGTTATAATCTAGATAGATTGATTAGAGAATTCACTTTCCATGATTCATTCTCTAATTAGAATAGGTGTTCATTATGAACACCTTTTATTTTTACCTTCACTACGCTAAATTTTAGAATTACGCAATAAAAAATCGCAAATTCAATTTCTTCTTGAATAATGCGATTTTACAATTTGTTATTTGCTTTTATTGATTTATAATTTACCAACATTATGAAGTAAAACAACTTCTAATTATTCTTAATATCTACGACGTGTGTAGGGAATGCACGGATTTGGGGCTGTATACATAACTACATTTTTCTAATCAGTCCAACCAAACGCAATCAACAATATCTCTATCAACTTTAACAAATTTTTCATCTACAAAAACAGCTGCCCAACCATGCTCTTCCTCCCACGGACAACTAAGTACGAATATCACACATACATCAACATTTTGTGATTCATACTTGTTCTTCTCTGTTTTACTTTTGGCATATATGCTGTCTTCCAAAGCATAAAGCGTAACATCTGTCCCAGTGTATTTTACAAGGTCTGCGGGTGACTTGATTTCCTGCCAATACTCTTTACTTTCTTCCTCATCATCAGGACCCCATTGTTCATACATATCATCATAATAAATGTTTATAAAGGCTTCTAACATCTGAGTTTCCAGTTCAGGTGTCCATTTCTCTATAAGCCTTTTGCAAGCGGCTGTCCCTTTTGCCATATCTTCGCAACATTCTTCATCAATCTTAAAATCGTTTGGATTTAGTAGCCTGCTATTTATCATCTTGTTTCCTCCAAAAATATAAATCATTTATAATTCATAATATCTTACTATTCTATATTAATTATAGCATATTTTGTAAAAATCATATTATTCAATTTTCAAAGAA